TTATCCCTCCATAAACGCAATAACGTTATAAATGGTGCGGTCGCTAATGTTGTACATAGCAGCAGTAATACCCGCGGCCTTTGTTTTCTTCGGTTTACCAAATTCCTGAAATAGCAAATCAGACTGTTTTAAATAAGCTTCATAATATACCTTCCAGTCTAATACGTGCACCGGAATAAGGCTTTTGCCCATCAGCTTTACAAAGTTATCGCCAAGGCTTTTTATAGTTTCATACCGCGTCATGTTACCATTTATGTATAGGGCAAATATCGTTACTGCGCACTTTAGCGCTAAGCGGGCACCTGCAAATGTTGCAGTAGTTACCCTCAATTTCTTTAAGAGAATCATTTATAAAGGTCAGCAATTTTCCATGCCTTACATTAGGGCAGGCTGCGCAAATAACCGCACGCTCACTTGCAACAGCCTCAGTAACCTCGCTTTTTAAAAGGTAATTTTTCCAACCCGATAAAATTTCATGTAACATACTTTGCAATAACGTGAGCAAATCTTAGCCAAATTGCTGCTCGCTTTACATTCTCTGTGTTCATGCTGAGAGAGCATAGCACATTAATTAAAAGTTAGCGGCATCCCTTACCTGCACGTAACTGTTACTCTGCGCCACTATATCCTGTACGGCAACAACCGGCGTAGGCAAAGACCGGTTAGCGAGGGCTATCTTCGCGGCAAGTTCGTCTATGTTTACACTTTGCTGCGCCACTTCGCGAGATACAATACCTCCACCTGCAAAATAATTAGGCGCGCTGCTGCCCCCTGCCGGAAAAGCATTATTGAAAGCCATAAAGTGTGCCGCAGCGTTACGGTTCATAACACCTATAAGCTCGCCCTGCTCGGCTTCAAAGCGCGTACCATCGGCGCCGGTAAAGAGGGTGCCGCCGTTGCTGTGGCGATTACCGCCTATACTAAACAATGCCCCCTTTTCTGCCTTTGGTGTTTTGGTCCCCGCAATTTGTTTAACAGCCTTTAATCCTGATGCCACTACAACTGCGGTACTTGCAATTTTTGATGCAGTAGCAAAAGGCTCGGGCAAAATACTTGCAGAAGCCCATACCTGCGTGACACCGTTATACGTGTTCATGGTAGCCTCTGCAATAGCGGCCGCTTTACCGGCGGCGGTTTTCTTGCCCAAAAGCTGCGATATGTTTCCAAACAATGTGGCATATTGCGAGGCTACAGCAGTGTTCTTAGCGAGGCTTATTTCTTTCTCTTTATTGTTGTGCTCCTCTGTTGCGATAACCCTTAACTGATCATACTGCTCGAGGGTTATTTGCTTTTTGTCCAGTTGGTCCTTAAGCCTTACAAGTTCTTCATCAAAACGGGCCTGTTCTACTATAAGGTCGCCATCATATTTTGTCTGGGCATTGGCAATATTAATACGTTGCTGGGCCTGTGCCTCGCTGGCAACCCGCGCCTTTTCCTGATCATCGAGTGCTTTATTATTAGCGTTTGTAGTTTTCTTAAATTCGCTATCAAGTTCCCCTTTCTTTGCGAGATATTCCAGGTCGTTGGCAGCAAGCTGTTCGTTATTTTTCCTTTTGGCCTCAATTTCGGCATCGTTGGTTTTTAATATTAACTGCAGCTCCCTTTCTTTTGCGTCCTTAATGTGCTGCAGCCGCTTTTCTTCTTCGGTAATAAGTTCCTGTGTTAGCTGTTGCTTACCCTCTAAAATGTTTGGATGCAGCTGTATATACAAATCAAGTTCCTTATGGGCATAAGCCGCCGTAGCATCGGCAGTAGCCTTGGCACTCTCAATCTCGGCAGCACCTTTTTCGATCTTTAATTGAAGCGCGTCGTTAGCCGTCTTTTTAGAGGCATTGTATTCTGACTGGGCAATGGCAAGCTTTTTATTTTTAACCTCTTCCAGAAACTTCAGTTCATCTGCCAGGGATTTTGCCTTATCGCCCTCCGACTGTACAAAGGTCTCAAGTTTAAGTTTTTGCTTTTGCAGTGCGGCAGCAATAAATTCCTGTTTCTTTTTTTCGTGCTCTTCCTGCCGCCTTAGCGCGGCGTCGTGAGCTTCTTTCTCTAATCGCTCCCGCTCTTCCCTAAAATCCTTATGCATGGCCCCAAGCCCCTCGTTGTGTGTGGCAATTAACGTTTTCTCCTCGGCAAAAACGCCTTCGCGTTTTATCTGTGCATCTTTCAGGGCTTTTATTTCGTCATCGCCAATGCTTTTAACCTTCATAAGTTTTTGGGCATATGCAAGGCCGCCCCTTTTTAATCCCTCTATCTCCTCATCTGTAAGGTTCTTGCCGTTTGCAATTGCTGCCACGGCGTTATTATAGGTTTCTAAGGATTGCTTTTTGCGTTGCTTAAAATTCTCCGTCTCTATTTGGGCAGCCTTTTTAAAAGCCTTTATGCGGTCTCCCTCGGTTAACGTAATGTCTTTAGAAAGTGCGATCTGATCGGCAATGAGCCCTTTAGCTTTTTCATTGCGCACATCCTGAAGTTCCAGTTCCTGCCTCAGTTCCTGCTGTGCCTTTTTTAGCTTCACGGCTTCGGCGGCTGCCTTGGAAGAATTATTCCCCATCTCCGAAAAAACCTCGCTCGCAGACTTTGCCGGATCCATTAGTGCAAGGAAGGAATTCGCGATAGATTGTATAATGGCATCTACCGCTGCCATAGCCTGCTCCAGCACGTTCATTAAAGGGGTAAATTTCTTAAACACCTCAAATACCCCTTGGATAATAGGCATCAGCAACGTTAATATGAGGCCAACGGGGTTAGCAACAATGGCCGCCCCCATGCCTTTTATGCCGCCCGTTATGCCGGCAAACGCATTTTTAAGCAATGGCCCTGCGCCACCGGCTTCCTGCGCGCGGGTTGTAAAGCCACTCAGGCCGCCGTTAAGTATATTTATGCTCGCAAAACTTTCGGCAACCTGGTTTTTATAGTAGCCCATGGTCGTATTGAGTTTCACAATGTCCGATCCGTTTTCCTTTAGCCAGTTGCTGTTCTGCTCCAGCTTCGCATTGATAAGGCTAATATTCTCGGCATAATTAGCGCTGTCCCTTTTTAGGTCTTTACGCAGTTTTAACAGCTTTTCGTTATTATTAATATGTTCATTTTCGCTGTGCATTACTTCCTGCAACGCGTAGTCTAATCGCAACTGGGTTTTAATATAAGCTTCATTAATCATTAAATTCCTGCTTAATATCGCATCGGTAACTTTATACTCGTCGTTAAGGGCAATTATTGTTGCTACGTTATTTTTATACTGAGAAGACTGCGTTTGCCCCTGACTTTCAAGCTTACGCTGTACCTCCGAAAGGTCTGCCAGCTGCTTCCTGAACTTCTCCAGTTTGTCTACTACCGAGTTTACATCCAGGTCGAGCCTGCCAAGCACTATTACATCATTTTTCATCAGATACAGTTATGGTTAAAACATTACTCTCAAGGCTTATTTTCTTGTTTGATGTGCTTACGCTAAGCTTAACTTCGTACGGGCCGGGCTGGTTATAAACAATCTTATATTCGTAATTAGATATTCTGGTTACTGTACCACGTGTCAGTAGGTTAAAGTTGTATAGTTCGGTATTATAAAGCGTGTTTAGCCATACTGTAACAGGGTCTCCCACGGAAATTTGTGAAACGGTCCGGCCAAAGCCAAAATCGATAAACGGGGGTGCGTTTTTAAGTTGTTCTATCATTTATTAAGGGATTATTAAGTCTATAATATTGGAAGACACCTGATTGACAGTATCATACACACGGTAGTGATACGTATTGCTCACAGCAGGCAGAAAAAAGAAAAGGCCATTATTCTCTACTACTCCGGCATTATTCCAGGTTATAAAATCCAGGCTCCATTGCAGTCGCAGGTTGCCCGGGGTATAATTAACGGTATAGATGCCGCCTATGCTGCTCGTGGTTCTTACGGTAAATTCTAAATACAGCTCTTTTGCCGGCAGCAGCTGCCCGTTAAGCGGCACCCGTATTAACTCGCACGAAGTGGCTTTGCCGGGTATATAGTTGTTTATTTTGTTCATGATAAAGTAAGAAGAAAGCTGCTCTATGTAATACAGTTTTTTAAAGTCGAAGTTTACAATATCGGTATCGGTAAGCCATAGCTGCGCCGTTGTAATGCAGGTATTGTTGTTAAGGAGGTTTTGCAGCGGGGTGTAGTACTCATGAATAATCTCCCCAAATGAAAGCTTATAAAAACTTTCGGTATAAAAATTTGGTACCCGCTCCGACTCCGGAAACTCTGTCGAAAACAGCCTTACCGAACTGAAAAGAGGGTTTTGTACCGCCCTTATAAAATAGTACCTTTTATCAAGCGGTTTGTACGTCACGGTGTCGGGCTCGCCATTGCTCCCCTCCTTTAGTTCTTTATCCCAAAGGCGGTAAACGTGGTGTTGCTGCCCCAGGTAATCGACCGTTTTTTTCTCCGGACTGTAAATTTTAGACTTTATCGCGTCCCGGGTGTCCGGCAGGTTAAAGTTATTTACTGCAATATTGCCGTCGTTATGGTTGCTCTCTTTGTCATTATACTGATACCTGAACCAGTTAAGCTGGGCATAATTGCCGTACATGTAATTTTCGCTTACCTTTTTGCTAAACTTGGCACTCCAGTTTTCTAAGCGGGGCGTTTGCAATACTTCCTGCAGGGTTAAAAATTCTATTTCGTGGCTGTTCCTTTTGGTATACATGGTAAGGCCAAAGCGATGTACGACCTCTGTAAGAAAGTCCCGAATGGAAAAGTCTGACAGCGCTAAAGAAAAATCGAGCGAAGAGGCATTTACCTTAGTAAGCGTAACCGATAAATTGATATCAGATACGGCGCCGCCCTCTGTAATAAGGCAGATGCTCTGCCACATATACAAATGGAAATTGATAGTAACATCAAAAGTAAAATTGCCGTTTATGTTTTCTGCCAGTGTCCTGAAAACAGGTACAGAGCCAAGAGCCATACCGGCACTGTTTTTACCCACAAAAAGCCTTCGGTTGCCGGAACCACCAAACAAAAAATGGATGTTGCCCGACACGCGCAGGGTATAATTACCCTCCTCGGGCACCGTTAAATGGATGCCATTGCCATAATTTAAGAGCTCGTTGGTTTCGGCAGTGCGAAACTTAATGAAGTGACGCGCATCAAAGGCATTGCCCGATACAGAGATGTCATCGCTTTTATAAACCTCCTGTAACGATGCCACCGTGGGCACCCCTTTAGGGTAAGTAAGCCAAAGCTGCTTAAAGTTGAAACTCTCAAAAACACTGCCCCGTGGCTGCGTGTTGTGGTTGTAAGTATGAAATATCTTTTCCCACAGCCACGACACTTTTACAGCAGGCACAAGGTAATCTATGTTTACAGATGGTGCGGGTTCGTCTAATAATGACCCTGTGTCGCCATTATAATCTGTGAGTATATACCGGTACGGCATATCGTTATCCCAGGTGTTTTTAATGTTTGCTATATTCTTGTCGTGTGTAAGTTCTTCAAGGCCCAGATCGGTCAGGGTTTTATTCTCTATAGCTTTATAAAGGTCTATAATACCATCATAAATTACAGCGTCGTAGCTATCGCCACCATCGGTAATGACTGCCCAGCCTTTATACACAAAGCATTCGCCCGAAGCGCTGTAGAGCGAACACTCATTTTTTTGGTACGGCACAGGCGAGTTGTTTCCCGGCAGGGTTAAAAACTGCATGATGCGCATGTTGTTTGCCGTTTTAGGCAGGCTGAATTTATTGGTATAACTGGCCTGCCGGTCGTCCAGGCTGTTAAGGTCGTTTACCTGCCGCGTCTGGGCTATAACGGTACCGGCATCAATATCAGTCAGTTGCCCATTTATGTAAAGGAGTAATGCCAAAGGTTTTTCATTTTGAAGAAATATTTATTGAAATTAAAGGCTTGATGCCGAAGGCCGAAAGTCGTTGTATATCCTCACCCCTAACCCCTCTCCAAAGGAGAGGGGAACTCATGCAGAAAGTCGAAAGCTAAGCCGGCGTAAAAGCAACGCGGATGCCACGAATGCATGGCAATCACGGATTATTTGCATCATTCCGTTTCGCTCTTTACATACTGTCATTGCGAGGAACGAAGCAATCTCTTTATTTATTCAATCATTTAATGAGATTGCCGCGCTACGTTGCACTTCGCTCGCAATGACAGCGCGTGAAGAGTGTAGCTGATAATATATTCTCACCCCTAACCCCTCTCCAAAGGAGAGGGGAACTCATGTCGACTAACCGCCTGATTTTTCTTCGGAAGAGTGTAGTTGCTCCCCCTCTCCTTCGGAGAGGGGGCCGGGGGGGTGAGGACTTCGAGTGAAGCCCAATCTAAAATCTGCATTCTGAAATTTATTGGAGCTTAAAAGTCCCGGCGGGACGGCATGTTTATAGTAAAAATGTAACCCAGGCAGTTTTGAGCTCCCGAGGAGCGTCATGTAAATTGATATACCGCTCCTCCGGAGCTCCTTTTTATCAATGTCTATGTATTTCTATAAACATGACGTCCTGCCGGGACTAATCTAAAATCTAAAATCCCTAAAGAGTCTGCGTATACCTTACCGGCAGCTCTATATCAAATGTAAAATTAGTAAGCGGCTGGCGCGGGTTCTTAATGCGTGCCGATGTAGTTTTTAGCGCTACCTCTATCCAGTCGTTATAACCGTTGCGGGCATAAGGCTTGCCGGTAAACAGGTAAATCTTTGGTGCATCAAGTATGCCCTCTACATTACGGCGCTCATCATCGGTAAGCAGTTCGGCTACAATTTTCAGGGTATCCTGACTCTCCTTCCCTATCTGTATCGTTCGCCCAAAAGAATGTTCCGGGTTATCATTATCACGGTCCAGTTCGCCCAACTGCTTGGTGCTGCGGTCTACGCTGTAAGTATCTTCAAAAAGCCAGTAGCTGTAACTGCCCATGGCGTTGAGCCATTTGAGGTAAACGCCCTGTTTATAAGGCACTTTATGCAGATTGATAAACATGTCATTTGCGCTTGGTTCATCATCTGCCATGATGCGCAGGCTGTTATGGCCATCGCTTAATGGCAATACATCTTCCAGCGTTTCGTCGTCATCGCCATTACTAAATACCATCCTGAAAACGGGTCCCGGCACGGTGAACTGCGCCGTGAGCAGGTTGGTTTCATTGGCAACACTGAATAACGCATCAGGGCAGTACACCGAAACATCATACGGGTATCCCTGCCAATATTTTAATTGCCAGGCATTCGCCGATGCCTTAGCAAACGGACTCAGCACGTACGTTCCCGATGTGCTAAGCGGTACATAGCTGCCCAGCTGTGCTGCTGCCGCAAGCCAGGTGAGGCTGTGGGTAACATCATCGGTAGTGTCATTTATAAATGTGATTTCTATGTTTATGGTAAGTTGTAGCAGCGTGCCGGGTGTGGCGTTATACACAAAGCTGTCAGGGTTGGTACGGTTAAGTTCCGGCTGAAGGGTATCTTCAAAATTACGCGTGTTAATGAGCGCAGTAACATAGGGCTTAAAGTTGAAAAAGAACGAGCCATCTGGCGCGGGGTACAGCGTGATGTTAAGGGCAGAAGCATCATTACGGTTAGTGATCCTGCACGATTTTGCCGCCAGGGTATTATCCGAATAAAACCGGAGCACATCGTTATTATAGGCCATCCGCAATTTGGTGTCGTCTATGGCCGTTGCGAAAATTATACTCATAAGGCAGCTTGTTTTAAGTAATTAATAATAGTATTTGTAAAATTGTCCAGGTACACCGCGCCCACATTATCCAGCATCCGCTGAATCCTTTCGGGTGTCACCACGCTATCAACGATATCGACACTGCCTGCTTGGGGCTTCCAACCCTCCCGCCCTATTTTGCGGGCAATAAGAAAAGCAAGGCTGCTTATGGTCATGTTCTTTTCAAGGCGTGCAGCAATACCTCTCTGCTGTAGCCATTCTTCAATAGCTTTGCTTGGCGGCGGCTTGCCGGGACTACGACCATTTATATAGTCGGCGGCGATAATGCTGTAACCGTTGGGCGTGGCTTCAACCGTTACGGTTTCGGCCCAACTGCCGCTTACTGCCTGCCCGCTTGCCCGGTATGCCGAAATGATGTCCGTCCTAAGCAGCTCAAATTCGGCTGCCAAAAGTTCTGTAGGGCTACTCATAACTTACCGGGAATGTAATTTTATAGCTGCATAAAAGCCCGTCCATATTGGCATCGAGCGCATCGGTAACGTCTATGTTATCCCATTGCAATACCTCGGCATCAAGGCATGCGATCGTGTTGCCTATATCCTGAAAAACACCCAGCAGCGGTGCGATGTTCATGGCATATTTAGAGGTTTCCTCGTTGCCTCTCTCGGCGAAATACTGCTGGTCGAAATCGGCATGCTTTACCAAGAAAAACTTCCCCTCATAAGTAGCCGCCGTAATCTTTGTCCCCGATGCGTTATAGGCACTTTTACGGTTGGTAAACTCATGCAGCAGAAAGATTTTTTCGGGCTCAAGGGTGCCATCCAACAGGTTAAGGGCGGCTTTTTTACCATAATGGTAAGTCAGGTTTTTGCTGAGCGCAATGTCCTGTAGTATGTAAACAATGTCTTTCATTTTAGAATGTTGATTTGGTTATTTGTTTTATGTTGATGTGATGAAGGGAACGCGGATTTAAACGGATACTACGCAGTCGCGGATGAACGCGGATTTTTCCCCTGCCTTCTTCACGCACTGTCATTGCGAGGGAGGCACGACCGCGGCAATCCCTTATTTAGTAAGTTATTTTTCTTGGAATGCTTATAGACAACTATTTACCACAAGCGCTTCCGCGCCACAATGCATTCACAAAGAACACGAAGTCATCTTAATAGGCTTGTTCCAAGCTATAAAGGACACAAAGCTGTATGCAGATATAACGTTTGCTTTCTTCACGCACTGTCATTGCGAGGGAGGCACGACCGCGGCAATCCCTTATTCAGTAAGTCATGTATCTTTAAATGCTAATAGACAACTATTTACCACGAGCGCTTCCGCGCCACAATGCATTCACAAAGAACACAAAGTCTTCTAAATAGGCTTGTTTCAAGCTATAAAGGACACAAAGCTGTATTCAGATAATAGCGTTGCTTTCTTTACGCACTGTCATTGCGAGGGAGGCACGACCGCGGCAATCCCTTATTCATAATATGAAACAAAAGATTGCTTCGTGCCTCGCAATGACAGTACGTGGAGAAAAGGCTCTAAAAAATCCGCGTTAATCCGCGCTTTCAATCCGCAACCATCCTCGTTCCCTTTCTGAAAACTGCGACTGAACACTGAAAACTGATCACTGCCTGCTAAGCTTCCCATACGCTGCCTCTACCTCATTCTGTGTTTTAGTCTGTGCAAGGAGGTTAAAAATTTCGCTATACGGTTTTCTGCCCAGGTCGAACGGATATTGCCCAAACAGCATGCCCAGTTGCAATAGCGGAAGCGTATCGCTGTACGGTTTCAGCTTATCGGCACCGGCCATTTCCCAAAGATGGGTGTCGGTGTTTTGAGTGGCAAGCAGCTTATTTTCGGTAGTAATGATGCGTTCAAATTCGGTAATCAAGAATTTACGCGCCGCAAAATACTCGATGACTGTTGCCTGCCAAAAGTCTTTTTCAGATACCTCAAAACAAATCTCGAATAACTGTTGTATGCCCTGCCAGCTATCTACTTTTGGCAACAGCCTGATGCAGTATTTTACATTAGCATATGGCATGCGGTTAATGTCCATCTGCTTTTTAGCAAAGCTGTTCTTTGGGTTTAAGTGGGTTAATATACTGTAGGGCGAGGGGTCTTTAAGGGTAATGTATTGTTTAAGGGTGATGTTTTTCATAACGTGGGTTTTGAGAATTTGGTTAGGGTTTTACCACAAGCGCTATTGCGCCACAAAGGTTTTCACAAAGAACACAAAGCTGTATGTTATAGAAGCACGGGAGATAACAAGTTATCTTACTAAGAGCACAAGGCTTTGCATTTATACATTTAATTGTAAAATATTTACGATTTAATTTCAATGTTGATCATCAGATACAGCTTTGTGTTCTTAGTAGCTTGGAACAAGCCTAATTTATGCAGCTTTGTGTTTCTTTGTGAAAACCATTGTGCACTTTGTGGTAAAAATCACCCTACCCGTACTTTTGTAGCAAAAGTCTTCCGTAAGGCAAACCAATACCGCATCATAATGCTGTCCCACTCATCTGGGCTGCGGCCTATGAGCTCCTTAATGCGGTCTTTGGGGATGATGCCCTGCCTCCCGTCTTTATCGATATCCTTAAGTTTGATCTGCTCCATTTCTTCGGCGGTGGTTTGCTTTACAGCATCGTTGTCGCAAAGCTCGCCTGCCAACCGATTCGTGATCATCTCGGCCATTTTTATGGAGCACTGACTCTTAAGGTTGTCGTAGTTGGGCTTAACGTAAGCACCGCCTTCGAGCATTTCGAGCGGCGCCGAATTGTTTACAAAACCTTTGCATTTAAGAAAGTCGACCACGCCGCCACCCACACCGTCTTCGTCGGCCACCACGTTAGAGAGTGCAATGCCGTGGCGGGTTTGCAGGATCTTTGCACGGCCCACCACCTCGTCGAGTCCGCTCTTGGCAATGCTCTCCCGCGCAATGCACAGCCACCCGTGCCAAATGCGGAACACCGTTTTGTCGCGGCCCTTACGGGCAACGTCAATCGTCATGAATTTAAGTCCGTTGGGAATAACGTGCGAAGGGTTAAAGTAGTCGGCAATGCTGTCGTTGTCCATGAGCGTTGCAGGGTCGTCGTCATACTCCCAGTTGCCGTAGTACAGGCGTTCCCTGCTGTTCTTGTCGAGCCGTAAAAGCGACTGTAAATAACTGGGGTGCAGGTAGGGATTATCTGTAGGCAGGCTCTGAATGAACCGCCTGTGCAGGGGCAAAATACCGTCGCGCTTTGGCTTGTAAAACTCTTTGTACGCCCAATTCTTGGCAGGGTTGCAGGAGCCTAACATCTTAGGGATGAGTCCGTACTGCGTAAGCTTATACCTTATACGGCTTTTTACAATTTGCCACGCATGGTAGGCCACCTGGTTGCACTCGTCTATAAAAGCACCGCTGATTTCGAGGGAACCCAAGCTGTCGAAATTAGGATCGGAAGGGTACGAAAACAGGTCTTTGAGTAAAATCTGGCTACCGTTATTAAACTGGATTACATGCTCTACCGATTTGTATTTAAACTGGCTGCCAAGGTGCAGCAGTGTTGCCTGCTCAAAAAAAGTATTGAGCGTGGTCTCTTTAAGTGTCTTGAGCTTTGACCGACCCATAAGCCAGCGCGTACCAGGATATTTCTGACACATTTCTATGAGCCAAAGGCATCCCAGCGCGCTCTTGCCGCCACCGGCAGCACCGCCATAAAGTATCTCTTCGGTTACATTGTCTTTTAAATAAAAGACGGCATGCTCCTGTTTAACCAGCAGTTTCATCGCTAAGGGGGTTTTGGCCGGAGCCCAAATTGAGCGTTACGGCACCGGGAGCTGCCTCATCGCTATCGTCATACTTTTCGTTCCACTGCGCGGGGTTACGGTTCCTTAACCAAAACTGCTGACTCCTGAAGTCGGCCGGAATGTGCTTCTCGACCTCTACAATTTCTATGCGTTCTTTCTCAACGCGTTTTCCGTTCTCGTCATAATAAATTTCCTTACACTTAATGGCCTGCCGCGTGGTAATGACCCTGTCTACCGTGGCCTGGTACAGCGAATGTGCTACCTCCATATCGGCCTGCCGCCTGCCCCGGGTAAGCGCTTCGGCAAACTCAGCATGGTCTTTTTTCCAACGCGCAAACATGCGCCGGCTTACGCTAAAAAACGTTGCCAGGTCGTGTTCGGTCAGCCCCAACAGCATGAGCTTGGTTGCCTGCGCCGCATAGGTTTCGCTATATTCTTTTTGTGTGGTTTTATGTATAACGGAAGCTGTTAGTGCTTCGTTCATTTTTTAAAGGGGTGAAGGAAATATTGGGGAAGAAAAAAGCCTCAATTAAGTTGAGGCTTGGTTATAAATTAAATTTGAGTTGTGATAATTTGTAAATTCCCTTTCAGTTGTTGAAAGTCACGATCATTTGTCACTATTTTATAATTGTTTAATCTTGCAATTTCAGCAAAATAGCTGTCATTAAAATCAGCTATCAGGAAGTTTTGCTCAATATTAGTTACATCAATGGCATTTAAATTATCAAGAACTTTTACCACAATGGGCAATGCAAGTATTTTCTTAATCAGAATTAATATTGTCCCTACACTGCTTTTATAATCCGATGTTCCTACGTAATCCTTTTTAAAATCTTTGCCGATATTCTGAGCAAGACCACTCCATTGTTTGAAACTTTTTCGTAAAAGAACATTCGAAAATTCAGAAATCACCATTGAAGTAATATATATTCCTCCATTTCGCGACAATAGTTCTTCTAAAAATTTAGAATATGCCTGCTGATCTTTTTTCTCGTAATTTGCAATTGTTCCAAAGAGGAGTATCCAGATATTAGTATCAAAAAAAAATTGGTCAGTAAAGCCAATTTTATATTCAGTAACGTTAGTCGCGACCATAAATTGCGTCATTTGAGTTTTTTTCGAACGTATCTCTATTCGCAAAATATTCTTTTGCCCGCTGAATAACATCTTTGAAGAGTTTTTGGTCGTCTTTCTCTACGTTCTTAAGCTCTAAATATTCATTTAAAAACTCACCAGTATATTCCTTTTTGCTATATAAACTTCCAATTGCAGCATTTAAAAATGCTGTGATCATTATTGTTATACCAGCAAAATCAAGCTCAACTTTTTCTTTCTTTTGCAGATATCCATCTACAATTTCGAAAATTCTATTACCATTTTCTGTAGAAACTGCTAAATCAGTTCCAATTATGTCCTTGATAATTAGGTGCTCCATGTTTATTTTCATGCATTATTTTGCTTTCGCAAAGGTATGTTTTTAAAATATATTTTCAAAATCATCAATTGCTTCAATTGTAAGCCTGTAGTGATTAACATCGTTTAGGTTAAATCTAATGTTAATAATGGTACCATCAAAAATCGAATTTAATGTTTTTTTCGACACAGTGCCGTTATAATACTCATAAAATCCATCTGATGATACAACCTGTATTTTGCCTTTATTCAACGTTATAAATTCAAATATTACAGCTAAGCCCAACCCGCCAGATGTGTTGCCTGTTTTGGTTGTATTGCCTTTTACCATCGCCCATTCAATTGCATCAGCGGCATATAAATCTCTTTTTAAAAATTTAGAAACATTATGTTTAATATTAATTCCTTTATCTACGATTGTGAAAAACAATGGTTTATCTGGAGATTTTGGATAAAATTGTCCACAGGTATGTATGTAATCGCATTTACCATGTGTACGGGCATTCTCGTACATCTCAAAGATGTTTTTTGTAATTTCTTTACCAAGGCGTGCACTATGAGATGGGAAGTCTTTCTTATTTAATAATTCTTTTTGTATATAGTTATTAAAACTACTATCATCTTTTGAAGTGAATTTTCGATATGTTAATGACGTGCCATAATGATCAGACAGCTTTTCATATCCAAAATGAACTAAAAAACCATTCTTCTGTAATATTTTTTCTACTGACTCAGTAAGGTTAATGACGGATGTAATATTTCCATTATTTTCCAATATCTCTATAACGCTACCAAGAATTGCGCATAGATTAGCTTCTAAAAATGTAGTCTTATGGAAATCAAAAATAATTTTAGTATTTTTTATTAATCCATATTTATTAATGATGTTTATAATAAAATCATATCCATCAAAATCACCTTTAACATTACTTGGAATTTCAATTACCATTTACTTTTGATGATTTAAATTATTAAGCTATAAAAGTATAAATAATTTAAATAATTCAAAGGCTCAGCAATCCCTGCTATACCTTCATGTTACACTATGTCAAAGAACGTTTAAGTCTTAAAGCCGAAAGTATTAAAGTCTAATGCCAAACTGCGACCGCGACTGAACACTGAATACTGCTACTGCTTACTCGATATTCCGCTCCATATCCTCCTTAAATTACGACTGTAGTTAAACTCGTCGCTACAGGCAAAGTCGGCATGGTCGCGCTGACTCTCCAGTTCGGCCAGTGAGCAGCGGTCATCAAAATACTGACGGAAGAACGTGAGTACCTTTTGTACTGTAAGGCTTTCGTACAACTCACCATACTGCCCGCTGATAATCTTGCGGAACAGGTAAGTAAGGTCGCTCATGCGCAGGGAGCCGTACAGGTTTATCACCTCTGTGGCGCAGTGCTCAATCTGGTCTTCGGTCATGGGTTTGTTCAGGTTCAGCATGTCGTTGAGGTACACAAGCCAGCCCATGGTGAGGCCTATGGCAAATTCCTTCCCGTTTTCGCGGTTTATAGCCGCCAGCGTGGGTGCTGTAGTGTTCATGGCTGCGCTAAGGTTTGTAAGCTTATGGGCATGCAGCATACAGTTATTTGGACTGTAAACGGTTAGCAATCTTTCGCCTGAAATCGTCGCTGTACCGCACTTTGCCTTTACCGGCAGCTGGTTTTGTTGCATCTTGTTTTAATTCAAAAAATCCTTTCCAGCCCTTGCCCATGCTTTGGTGCAGTATGGCTATAGCCGTAGTTTCGCTGGTGTGTGCCAGGGTGCCCAGTTCGGCAAGGGCGGCCTGCTCGCTTTCGGCACTGCGGTAGGTAAAATGATGTTCTGCGGCACGGTACCGCTTCCACGCCTGCCACTGGGCCGCAAAATCTTCCGAGGCAAAGGGTAGTACAACCTCACCCCCGGCCCCTCTCCGAAGGAGAGGGGAGCCAACTACACTTGCCGAAGTTAAAGAGCCTGCTCCATCCGGTTTTTCTCCCGAACCCTCTTTTCCTTTTTCAATTTCAATTACATTTTCATTCTCTCTTTCATTTTCATTTTCTAAAGGCTTCTTTTGGGTTTTAATTGGGTTTTTAGGTTTAACTTCTTTAGATGTTTTAGTTGTAACACTAGCATTTACAGCACTTATAACCAAATCTTCTTTTCTTGGCCTGCCACCCTTTTTACCGTTTTCGGCTTGTTTTTGTTTGAATTGGGCACGTTTTTCACGCTCCATTTCTAACCGTTCGTTAAACAGCACGCCGTCTTTTTCTATAAATTTATCGCTGATGCATAACCACACGCTATCCCAGCCGGAACCCAAAATACTGCCAAGCCTGTTTTTTGGGATACCCAAATTTATCCACTGGTAAGCAAGCAGTTTTATAAAGGCACCGGTTTCCTGACAGGATAGATGCAATGTACCCACTAAGAAATCCTGGGCATAGAAGGGAAAAGCAGGATCTTTCATTACACTCTTACTATAGTGTCTATAATCACGTTGTTGTACATGCCCTTAGACCCGCAAATATGAAACTCGAGTTCGGCCACATCGCCCGGAAGCATGTCCTGCAGCAGCTCTATCTTTGTGCCTAATGCCGATGGGTAGAACATCCTGCCGGTTTCCTGTTCAAAATGCAGCTGTTGCACCGCAGTGCCCAGCTTTGTTGTTTTTATATCGCCTACGGCAGTTATAATGCCTTTTATTTTGTAGTTCATTTTCTATTGTTTTTTTGTTGATATGTAAATTTGGTTATTTTGGAATTTCCGAAAAGATATTGCTGCTCTGTCATTCTGAGCGTAGTGCAACGTAGTCGAAGAATCTGTTGTGCTAAAACCTCTACCCGGTAAAGAGGGCGCCAGCTGCCTGCTAGTTTGTCCTCACCCCCAGCCCCTCTCCGAAGGAGAGGGGAGCAGCTGCACTCTTACTCTTATAGTTAAGTTCCTCGCCTTTGGAGAATCCCGATAGCTATTGAGAGAATGAAGGTTCTGTAAACTGAGACTGTGAGATGAGACTGTTCACTGTAACTGTCTACTTTAAACTATCTACTGTAAACTGTTTACACTCTGCGCCACCAGATTGTTATACTGTATGCCGCTGTTCTTGCTTATTTTACCTTCCAGGGTTACGGCTACCTGTATCTCATCGTTTTCTTTGTAGGCCTCAAGGTCGTCCATACGGCGGCCGCGAAATTCTACAAACGCCCGCTGCCTGCCATCGGGCGCAAGGGTTACTACTTTCTTTTCATGACCTGCTGTGTTGCGGTACTCAATGCTTTCAATTGTTCCTGTGATTGTCATCTTAAATAAGTTTAAAAGTTATAAAGTTGTCAAGTCTTAAATTTTTTTTTGTTGATTTGTTAATTCGGTTATTCGATAATCTCATTAGGTCCGGATCAACAAATTCCAAATCAACAAATCCACCTCATTCGGTAATGGTAAAACGCCTGTCGCTGTTAAACTGCATAATGGCGCGGGTTTCGAGTGCCTTAAATTCAGCCGACTGAAAATAGCCGCCCATTGCTGACGTCTCATTTCCTATAGGCCTTTGGCTCAAGCCAATGTTTGCTTCGCTTTTGGTAAAAACTTTCAGTTCGTCATAAAGCTGCCTTAGCGACTGATTAATTACACAAAGGTTATGGTGCAGCTGTGTGGCGTTTTCCACTTCAAATATCGAACGCCCAGAGGCTAAATAGTAGTTGTATGAAGCTTTTATTGCACTAAGTTCCACTATTTCTCTGGTTACATGTTGTTTGTTACGCATTTATTAGTATCTTTGTGAAGTATAATGCAAAGTTAAGTGTAATATTCCACTTAACAAGTATAATTTTAAATTATTTTTCCACATTGTTGTGAAATTTTTTTAGTTGTTAGCTAAAGTTTTGATTATGGAAGGATTAGATATAAAACGCAAACGCGAGGAGCTCGGACTTACCCAAAAAGAATTGGCCGAGATGATTGGGTCAAGCCGTGAAACGATTATTAACTATGAGAAGGGGCGCCCCATACCTAAAAGTAAAAGTGAAATATTACACAAGGTATTAGAATCGGGTAACATATATGGTAAAACGGTGGCCAATGAGGAGGTTGTTAAAATATCTGATGATTTTGAAAACAAGAACGGTAACCGCTTTGTAGAACTGCCTAACGGTCAGTTTTATATGCTTATGCCCCTGGCCGAATTTAATATTCAGGCAGGCTTTTTAAGCACGTATCAGGATGCCGATTTTTTGATGGACTTAAGCCAGCACGGTATTATAGTAGATAAGCCTGTGCAGGGCCGCTATGTGGCATTTAGGGTTAACGGCGACAGTATGGACGATGGCAGCAGCCGCGCCATTACCCGAAACAGCGTTGTGAGTACCCGCGAGCTGCAACGCCACCACTGGAATGGCAAGCTGCGCTACCGCGATTTCCCGTATTGGGTTATTTACACCACCCAGAGTAAAATGCCGCTGCTTAAAGAAATTATAGAACATAATACCGAGGAAGGCTACATTACCTGCCACTCCCTGAACGACAGCCCGGAGTTTACCGATTTCAGGCTGCATGTAAACGATATTCAGGCTCTCTTTTATGTTATCGATGTGAACAGGACGGTAGGTAAAAAGAGTTTTTATTAGAAGAAGTTGAACTCGTGCATTTTTTGCACAAGTTCGATTAACAGTTACATAAAGTTTCACAAAGAAGGCACAGAGGATCACAGAGAGAAGATAAGCGTTATGTCATTCTGAGCGAAGTGCAACGGAGTCGAAGAATCTCTCGATACATTTTATTACACAAAGTTTCACAAAGAAGGCACAAAGGATCACAAAGAGAAGACACAAATTGCACTAATTTTCAAGAAGTCTGTAGCTGTCATTCTGAGCGAAGTGCAACGGAGTTGAAGAATCTTATCTACACGAGAGATTCTTCCTTCGTCAGAATGACAAACCGCGTGTGTAACTGACTAAGTAAAATTATATCGCTTCGTTTAGCACGACGTGTCATTCTGAGCGAAGTGCAACGGAGCCGATGAATCAATCTACACAACGGATTCTTCCTTCGTTAGAAATGACAAACCGCTTGTAAAATCACTCAAAATCAAGTCACTACGCTTTAAGCACGCATGTGTCATTCTGAGCGGGAGTGCAACGGAGTTGAAGAATCTCTTGATACATTTTATTACACGAAGTTTCGCCAAGAACGTGCAGAGTCTCACAAAGAGAAGACTCAAATTTGCACTAATTTTCACGAAGTCTGTAGCTGTCATTCTGAGCGAAGTGTAACGGAGCCGAAGAATCTCATCTGCACAAGGGATTCTTCCTTCGTTAGAATGACAAACCGCATGTAAAATTTTACTTAGTAAATCAAGTCACTACGCTTTAAGTACGCACGTGTCATTCTGAGCGGAGTGCAACGGAGTCGAAGAATCTCTCGATACATTTTATTACACGAAGTTTCACAAAGAAAGCACAGAGGGACACAAAGAGAAGCGAACATTTTGTCATTCTGAGCGAAGTGCAACGGAGCCGAAGAATCTCATCTACACGAGGGATTCTTCCTTTGTCAGAATGACAAATTGCGTGTGTAACTGACTAAGTAAAATTATATAGTTCGTTTTAGCGCGAACGTGTCATTCTGAGCGGAGTGCAACGGGCTGAGGAATCACATCTACACGAGAGATTCTTCCTTCGTCAGAATGACAAACCGCATGTAAAATTACTCAGCAAATCAAGTTACTACGCTTTAAGCACGCACGTGTCATTCTGAGCGGAGTGCAACGGAGTTGAAGAATCTCTTGATACATTTTATTACACGAAGTTTCACAAAGAAAGCACAGAGAGACACAGAGAGAAAGCAAACCTTTTGTCATTCTGAGCGGAGTGCAACGGAGTCGAAGAATCTCTTACAAAGAGACATAAGGAAAAGACACAAATTGCACGAATTTTCACGAAATCTGTTACAGTCATTTTGAGCGAAGTCCAACGGAGTCGAAGAATCTCTTATAAAGGGACATAAAGATAAGACACTAATTGCACTAATTTTCACGAAGTTTTTTCTACACACTATACCCGTTACTGTCATTGCGAGCGGAGGAACGAAGCGCGGCAATCTCTTATTTTCATATAGACTGCTTCGTACCTCGCAGTGACGTTGTGTGAACGCTGCCAGCTTTATGCATTAGTAAACATACAGCTATTACAATAGTCCTAAAAATCAAACTTTAATTGTACAGCAACTGCTTTCTTTATCCCTGCTTCATTATTTAAATTAGACAGCGAAATGCCTAAAAGCCGTACCGACTCTTTAGGGCGTTCCTGATACAACAGCTCCTTGGTAGCTTCTAAGATCAGGCTTTTATCTGATATAAAATAAGGAAGCGTTTTGCTGCGGGTTTGAACCGTAAAATCAGAGTATTTTATTTTAAGTGTTATGGTTTTACCGGCAGTTTTCTTTTTACGCAGGCGGCGGTCCAGTTCGGCGGCAATATCCTCCAGCTTTTCGAGCATAAAAACCTCCGACACTAAATTTTCATTAAACGTATGCTCTGTACCTACAGATTTTGCTATCCTGTTAGACTTTACCTCGCTATTATGGATTCCCCTTACCACATAATAGTAAAAGGCACCAGCTTTGCCAAAATGCTCCGTAAGAAATTCTATCGATCTCTCTTTTAAATCCTTGCCGGTAAAAATGCCCAGTTGGTACATCTTCTCGGTAGTTACCTTTCCCACGCCATAAAATTTGCCAATGGCAAGGTCTTCCAGAAACGGCAGCACCTCATCGGGCGTTACCGTTTTTTGTCCGTTAGGCTTATTAAAGTCGCTGGCAACCTTGGCAATAAATTTATTAATGGATATCCCTGCCGAAGCCGTTAAACCGGTCTCTTCGAGTATGCGCTGCCTTATTTCTTTGGCAATAATCGTAGCACTGGGATTTCCTTTTTTGTTTGTGGTAACATCAAGATAGGCCTCATCGAGCGAAAGGGGTTCTACCTTATCGGTAAATTCATGAAAGATGCTGCGTATCTTACCGGATATTTCTGTATAGCGTTCAAAGCGGGGGCGCACAAAAATCAGTTCGGGGCAGCGTTTGCGGGCGAGGAAACCGCTCATGGCACTGCGAACACCAAATTTTCGGGCTTCATAACTCGCGGCAGCCACCACGCCACGGTCGCCACCACCGCCCACGGCAAGCGGCTTTCCGCGCAGCTCGGGGTTATCCAGCTGCTCTACAGAGGCATAAAAAGCATCCATATCTACATGGATTATTTTTCGCTGTGGCGTTATGGGTTCCATACTGCAAAATTAAGGTATTTTGTGCAGTAAAGGTATAGTCAAAATCATGCCGAAATCATTGCATACTCTATCTATCCAACTTTAAAAAGCGGACTTACGATTATCTAACTATTATAAAAATAGGCGTCCAAATCTCTACTGACTTCCGGCTTATTAGCCTTTATAAATTCATGGTCCTCCTCGCGCACAGTACTAAGACGATGCTCACACAACGTTTCCTTTGCTATCATCCTTAAATGCGCCTGTACATACTCGTTGTTACTGTAAGGGTCGGCATTTTTGGTTTTCACTTTTCGCCTGGCTCTATAGTAACGTACAAGCAGTCCGGTACCTATCAAAAGTATCTGAAGGATCGTTACAATAAGGGTACCGCTGTTAAAAAAATACTTCATATATTATTCTTCATTTTCATGCATATCTGTACGGGACACCGACCTTTTATTAAAATAAACTTCGTATCCGTTCATGGCAGCCCACTGCACATAGGCAGCATAGTCCAGTTCGTTCTGCACTGCAAAAGGTGTTTTTTCGGCCTTTGTGTTCTTTATCTTTTTATCTAACCTGCTGTACGGAATTTGGAGTATAAACGACATTACAAAAAACACTAAAAGTCCACCCATAAAGTATTTGCCCTTTTCTTCGCTATTCGCAACCGCGGCACTTAACAATATTATAAATAGCTTATTCATAGCGTCGGGGTAAATTATTGTCTTTAACCTGTTCCATGAAAGTTTCAAAGTTCCTGCTGAATGTTATGTTAGATGACTCGTTCACCAACATTATAGTATGTGCCTGTATATAAAAATTATCCGCTTGCAATTCGTTTTTAGTCTTCTTCTTTCTTATTGTTAAAAGTACTGTAAGGAATTTTATACTCAAAACAGCTGCCTGGAAAGCCACACAACCTAAAAAAGTATACAGCGCATAAATAAAAAAATTATACATATATGTTAAATTAGATTTTCAGGAAATAAGGTTCATGCCCACGCTCCGCAGCCCACGCCAGGTAATCGGCATAGTACATCTCGTTAATTATCTCGATGGGAATACCTTTTGGCCTGGCCCTTTCTTCCCGGTATGCCTCCAGTTTTTTAAATATAGGTGTATATACTTTATTCCAAAAAACGACCGCCATTGTAAAACCAAATATAACGGCTCCCAGAAACACTAAGATCTCGATAATCCGCGCCGACTGCGCCGCTGTCATTAGTAACGTAGCGTTAAAAGTTATTGCTTGTACCATTTTATAAATTTGTCCAAATATATAAAGTTTTGGTTTACTGCAACAACTGCTGTTACTTTTACCTCACCCCTCCCGATAGCTATCGGGACTCTCCAAAGTAGAGGGGAACTCATACCGGCTCACTCAATCTTTAAGTATGAATGTATCTCGATTGACCGAGTGTAGCTCAAGGCCTTAAACTTCGATGCGTTAAGCAAATTTGAAGTTGAGGCGTTAAAAATCATTTGCTGTTTGAAGCGAAGCAAGTTCAAATGATTTAGCCGAAGCTTAAAATTTGTAGCATAAGAAGTTAAGCCTTGAATTTTTGCTTCTTTTGTTTCAAGACAAAAGAAGAACGCTACTTCAAAACCCGATTCTTTAAATGACCTCACCCCTAACCCCTCTCCAAAGGAGAGGGGAACTCATACCGGCTTACTCAAATTCAATCACGAGTGTATCTCATTCTGAAATCTAAAATCAAAACACTGCAAAACCCGCTTCAGTACTTTGGCCTCACCCCTAACCCCTCTCCGAAGGAGAGGGGAACTCATACCGGCTTACTCTGATTTAAACCATGAGTGAAACTCAATCTGAAATCTACATTCTGAAATCTGAAATCAAACCACTGCAAAACCCGCTTCAGTACTTTACCAAAATACCCGCCGTACCTTTGCATCATCAAAACAAGACACCTTTATAGCTATAAAGCATTCTTTAATTATTGCCTCACTATTTCTGCCCTTCCAATCATTCAATATTTCAATACTTAAATAAAATGAATGACAGGAAACATTTATATCTCCGGCCAGATAGGCACGTTCGACGGTACAACCGGTGTAGCGCTTATAGACGTGGTGAGTCAGGTAAAAAAGCAGCATGAAGCAACCGCCTTTAACGTGCACATAAACAGCGAGGGCGGACTGGTAGATGTGGGTTTCGACATTTACCAATACCTAAAATCGCTCAAAAAGCCCATCACTACTATAGGCAGCGGTATTGTAGCCAGCATAGCCACCGTAATTTTCATGGCAGGCGATAAGCGGCAGGTGCGCGAAAATACCCCGTTTATGATTCACCTTCCGTGGGGCGGGTCTATGGGTACGGCAGACGAGCTGGAGCAATTTGCAGATCAGCTTCGTGCCATCGAGAAAAAGATGGTGGGCTTTTACACAAAGGCGCTCAACGTGCAGGAACAGGCCATAATGCCGCTGCTTAAAAACGAAACGTGGCTCACGGGCAGGCAGCTTGCCGCCCTGGGCTTTACTACCTCGCGGCAGGTTAAGGCCGCAGCCAAAGCTTTCATTAACCCCAACTCTACTATGAGAGGAACATTTACCGACAACGACAGGCACTGGATGGAAGGCCTGTTTACTAAAGTACTGGGCAAGTTTAAAAGTGCCCACATTTTTAACAAAGTGGTGCAGGACGCTACGGGTGCCGAACTCGATTTTACCGATCTGCCCGATGATGCATTAATTGAAGTGGGTGCTACAGCAACGGTAGACGGCTCCCCTGCCGAAGGCGAATACCTGCTGCCCGATGGCTACACGTATGTATTTACAGCCGGTGAACTTACCGAAATTATCGAACCCGAAGAAGACGCTGAAGCCGCTTCGCTGCGTACTGAAAACAAAGCCCTGAAACGCCAGCTTAACACTATTAAAAGTGAGGTGCTTGCCCTAAAAAGACAAGTAACGAGCAAGTTTAGTGTAGATAGCAAAAAGGTGGCACAGCGCAGGGCGGGAGAAACCGATAAACTTGCCGGGATGAAAGAATATTTGAACAAAAACACCCGTAAGTAATGAGCGTTATTAATGCAGAAGGATTAACACTACACGCCCGTGAGGCCGAAACGGTAAGCGAGGTAATTTTTGCAAGGGTTTTTAACGAAAGCGACCTTGCCGAATACCACGAAATAGAAACGGGTATTGATGTAAACACCCAGATTGCTTTCGCCGGAAGGCTTGGGTTGTTAGGTAAAAAGTCGGCGGGGTGCCAGCCTAACGAAGCGGGTGGTTTTGCACTGACAGAGAAATTCTGGACACCCGTGCTGGAAGATTTCAGGCTGAGGCATTGCCAGGCAGATATGCCAGCTTTGTTTAAAATGTTCAGGAAATCCCAGCGCATCAACCCCGACTTTTTTGATGCCGTAGGCTCGCAGGAGTTTGGCGTTATCATATCGGCGGTAGAAACGGCTTTGCAGGAAAACATTCACCGCAAGGTATGGTTTAACGATACGGCGGCTGCCACTACGGCAAACGGTGGAGTGTTTAAAGTAGGCACCGACCTTGATTACTTCAACTCCTTTAGCGGACTCTTTAAGCAAATCTTTACAGCGGTTACTGCCGGTAAGGTTACCCGTGTGCCTATAGATGTTAATACCGGTGCAGGCTATAACACACAGGCACTTGCTGCCGATGCTGCTATTGGTATTTTCGAGAAAATGCTTAACACAGCCGATGAAAGGCTTGTTGCTGCCGATGATGCTTTTATCCTTGCCTCACGCTCCCTGGCTGATAATTACCGTGCCACGCTTCGCAACAAGAACTTAGGTTCGGGCTTTATGGAAGTGGTTGAGGGTGGCCGTCCTAAACTGTTATTTGATGGTATAGAAGTTAAAGTGCGCTACGATTGGGACCGTTATATTAAAACATACCAGGACAACGGCACTAAATTCAACCTGCCACACAGGGCGGTATTTACTACAAAGAGCAACATTCCGGTAGGTACGTTAAGCGACGCCGACCTTTCTAAACTGGATGTGTTTTATGACAAGACCCTTAAAACTAATTTTATGGATGCTGCCTATACTATTGATGCCAAATTACTGGAAGAATATATGGTTGTAGCGGCGTATTAAAGGGCGGCCTCTCCCCTAACCCCTCTCCAAGGGAGAGGGGAGCCCGGGACGGACGTATCGTGTGTACTGACTTCCTTTTTACAATTATATGTATGTAAGGGTGAGCATAAATGAGTGAAGCTAAGGCCTTAAACTTCGTTGCGTAAGCAAATTAAAAGTTGAGGCGTTAAAAATCATTTGCTGTCTGAGCGCAGCGAGTTCAAATGATTTAGCCAAGGCTTATAATTTGTAGCATAAGAAGTTAGAGCCTTGAACTTTTGCTTCTTTTGTTTCAAGACAAAAGAAGAGGCTAAAAGATAATTGAGATGTGTTTACACGAGCGGAGAGTAACTAAAATGCCGGGGGATGTTTTTTTATAACCTCACCCCTAACCCCTCTCCGAAGGAGAGGGGAACTCGAGACGGCTAGTTTAACAGCTTTCGATTTAGAGGGGGAATTTAAAGAATGAAAAGAGATTCCTCAATTTCGCTGCGCTGCATTCGGAATGACATTCAAAGCCGCTAACACAGTTGCATTAGATTATGAGTGTAGCTGCTCCCGTCTCCTTCGGAGAGGGGCTGGGGGTGAGGATATAGAAATCGCTTTACGCCTCGCGGTAATCCGCTAATCCGCGTTCCAAATCAATTCTTCAATAATACTTCCCCAGAGAATTCAAAAAAAATCAAAACAACATGCCAATAGATTGTACAGGACACTTAACTGCCGATATTACTTTTAACTGTGCTAATGCGCCAGTGGGCGGCATCGAGCAAAATGTGGTGCTTATTAATAAAGACGATGTAGATCTTACCGCTACAACCGTAAGTGCCGATAACAGGCTGCAGGTTACGCAAATTCAGCTTAAGCCGGGCAAGACAGGCTACAAACTTACCGGTGTAAAACAAAGCAACGGCAAAGCTTGGGAGCTGGTTAAAAAAGAAAATGCACCCGATAAGTTTAAACATACCTTTAGCGGGGTGGTCTTTAATCCAAGCCTTGCTAATAAAATTCAGGCAGATAACCTGAGCAAAGGTGGTAAATATCTTGCCGTTATAGAGCAGGTATGGAAAGGCAGCGGCAACGCCGATGCATTTGAGGTTTTAGGGTACAACTCAGGCCTTGAGCTTATTACCATGACTAACAGCTCGAAGGAAAATGATAACATGATCATGTTCGAGCTGGCATCTGCCGATGGGTTTGAAGAAACCACCATGCCTAAAACCTACTACTTTGCCGACGCTGCAAACGGTACCCCATCTGGCTATGCCGAAAGGAAAACATTATTTGACAACTGCTTTACAGAAGCATAATGGATTTTAAAACCATGGATATAGCCACCCTTACCCGTAGCGTTACGGGCGGGGGTGTGCTCTACCTGGAGCTGTTCTTAAAAGAATATACCTCCCTTTTTAGCGGGCCGGTTAATCCCTCCTGCTCTACCTGCTTAACCACTTACTTAACCAAATATCAAAACCATTTTAAAGATATGGAAAATACATGCTACTACAGGCTTCACGCCAAATACGAAAATATACCCCTGCAATTTGGCTCACCTATATTAGTCAACAATGCCAACATTACTAACGAGTATGCCGAGGTACTGTTGCAGCAGCCTAACGGTTTGCGCTTTTTTGCTAACGTGCCACCGGCACAGGATCCGGCAGATCTGTTTACGGTTACTGTGATAGATTCAGCCCCTACAAACGACGAGCCGATAGCGCCATCACCCAACGAAGACGACGATAACAGCGAACTGGAAGGCCACGACGACTTTGATATTTTAGAAACCGGCCAACCTGAATGAAAACCCTTTTAATAGACGTGTGGAAGCGGCTTACACCCTGGAGCAAAAGTGCCGATGTGTATGCCAACGATACCGATAACGCGTACCCGGAGCGTATGGACAGGCTGATAAACAATAGCGTAACGGCCAAGAGTGCAGCAGCCATTATGGTGCAGTACCTCATCGGGAAAGGGTATGGTACAGATGCCGATAACCTGATCATCAACAAAGAAAAAAACCTGAAGCTGATTGACTTTGCCGATGATGTTGCCGATGACCTTGTAAAGCAGCGCGGTGTATTCATCCACATTAACTGGAATGCGCTGTACCAGATAGCCGACTGCAGCGTGGTGCCTTACGAGTGGTGCCGCATAGGCAAAAAAGACAGCAACGACTACGCGGGCAAAGTAGCCATTAGCAAAGAATGGCTAAAGCCGAAGCGCAGCGAAATAGAACTGGTAGACATTTACAATCCGCGTAAAGCGGTAATAGACGCACAGGTAGAAAAAGCAGGCGGGTGGGAACATTACAAAGGCCAGATACTGTTTATAAATATGGACACGAAGCTTATTTATCCGCTTTCGCGCATCGATTCGGTTTCCGAAGATTGCGACAGTGAGGCGCAGGCATCCATCTACAAAAACAAGCTGTTACGAAAAGGCTTCTTTGGCAATACGCTGGTGGTTACACGTCCGCTCGTTGGCGAAGGCCTTGAGCCCGGAAGCACTGCTCTGACAGAAGCAGAAAGTGAACGGGAGCGTTTTCAGCAGGCTATAAAAGACAGCCTTGGCGCACAAAATACAGGTGGTGTGCTGTGTCTTGAAATGGACTTTGCAGGAGAAAAGCTGGACGACGCCATATTAATAAAGCAGATAGAAAGCAAGATAGACGACAAGCTTTTTAACTATACTGAAACCAGCGTGCGCGAAAATATACTGGTGGCGTTTAACAACCTTCCGGCAGGGCTTATCAAGACCAATGAGGCATCGCTGTTTGGTAATTCGGGTGAGGCGATACGCGAAATGAAACGCACCTACTGGGAAAACACAACCAAGGAACGCAGCCTTTTAACGGCTGTCATTAATCAATTATTACAGCGGTCGCAGGACTATGCAAGCCTTATTGTAGAACCCTTAAAACTGATAGACGATGCAACCCCTGATAACCCGCAGTGATATTGCCCGTTTTAAGCAAATATCTAAAACCCCTTATGATGACAAGCTGCACGAGCAAATACTCGATGCGCAGCTGCTGGACCTTCAGCCGCTCATTGGCGAAAGCTTTTTCAACAAAATACTTTCTGCGCCCGAAGATTACAGCGATGTTTTAGAAGGCTGTGTATATGAGCATGACGGTATAAGCTACACTAACTATGGCCTTAGTATGGTGCTGACGTACTTTGCCTATGCCCGGTATATGATGTTCTCGGGTGCTGTAGACACGCCGTTTTCGGTAGTCGAAAAACTAAACGACAACAGCAGGCCTATAGAGGCATCGACTAAAAAAACATTGTACACCCTTAACCGGGAAGCGGCAGCGCAGGTATGGGAGAACGTAAAAAACTATCTTATACGTACTGCACACCCCGATTATAAAACCTGCAGGACAAAACAGGGCGGATTTCGATTTAAAAAAATAGGCTGATGAATATTATATCGACAATAAATGATAAGCGTTTCTCCTTCAATAACATCCAATACTTAAAGAACTATGTTACAGAGGTTCACGGCAATAAAATAGAGATATTTAATTGTTATGAGCGGGAAGATGTACTGGCAGAACTTGCGCACTACAATACTTTTATAGTTGATGGCGTTCGGTACCCTAATGCCCTTGCCCTTCAGGCAGCGTTATTGCCCGTGTTGTACTCACGAAGTAACCTTGGCGGCGATAGCCCTGATATCGATCAGGATAACATAGAGATTGTCCATTATATAAGAAGCGCATCAGCGTCTGCCGAAAGTGTGTTGGCACAGATAAATAGCCTTGAGATGTATACGCTGGATGCCAAGCAAAGCCTTTGGTTTGTAGTAACCATTCCCGGGGCAGCAGGGTTAAACGGCAGGGCATTACAGCCGCACACGTATAAATACAAAATGATAAACTATGGCAAGGGAACGTACGGGCAGGACGCATTCCAGTTGGCAGTAACCGATATAGAACTTGTGTATGCTGCCGAAGCAACGGTTCAGGACATCAGGCTGCAGCCGGATACGCGGGTTGTAACTGTTGGCAGTACTACACAAACCATCAGCAGCTGGGTTAACAGCCAAAGCCCTGCATTAGCTATATCGGCGCATTCCGAAGCTTATACCCTATTTAACGCTACTATAAACGGAACGGAAGTATCTTATATATGGGCAGGCGGGGCAGGCACTTATGGCAGCAATAGCAGCCGCAGCGTAGCATCCGACTTTTTATTGCTGCCTGAAACGGTCGTAGCCACAAATCAGGACAACATAGATATTAAAAAGACCTTTGTGCTGCAGGGCTTATACGATATTAATACAATACTGGGTAAAATAAATAACCTGGCTCCCTATGCGGTGAATGATAAACAGTCGGTTTGGTTTGTGAGCAGGTCGGTATCAAGGCCATTGGCGCCAAATCTTGATTTGCTGCGGCCGGCAGTAATAAATCCGCTACTGCTGAAGTACAAAATGCTGAATAAGGGAAAAGGTATTTACGGCGCGGGGCAAACGCAACTTACCGCAGCTGATATTGAATTGGTGTACAGCAACGAAGCCTCATTAAACGATATTGAAGTTGCTGTAGAAACTGATATTGTGCCATTTACCCTTACGGCAGGGCAAACTATAAGTCAGTGGCTCAATACCGTTAGCCCGACAAAAACCATACAGCCGCAGGAAGAGGGTTATACCCTGTTTAAAAGCACTGCTGCGGATGATCAAACCTATTTATGGATAGGGAATGCCGGCACTTACGGCAGCGGCAGGTTACAGTCATCAGAAAATAATTTTCAGTTGCTTAACGAAGCGATCACTCCGGTAAACCAGGATAACATCGATATTAAAAAATCGTTTACGATACCTAACAATTACACCACCGCAACAATACTTGCAGCCATAAACCGCTTAAGGGCATACGAAATAAAGGAGACGCAATCGGTGTGGTTTATAGGCAGTCAGCGGGCATTGATACAAAGGCCGTTAACCCCAGGCGTGACAGGACCTATACGTTTTGTAGCTCCCCTTGTACTAAAATACAAAATGCTCAACAAAGGCAAGGGATGGTATGGGCAGGGAGGCATTGCGCTAACATCGGCCGATATCGAATTGGTTTACACCAACGAGGCATCGTTAGAAGATCTTGAAAGTGGTGCAGAAACTCAGATTATCGAGTTTAACCTGATACAAGGGCAAACGGTAAGCGATTGGTTAAATAACCAAAACCCAAATATAACCATACAGCCACAGGAAGAAGGCTACACCATTTTTAAGGGAGTTTTAAATGGTGAAGAGGTATCCTATTTGTGGATAGGCACTGCGGGACGCTACGGTGCCGGCAGGACGCCAGGTACAGATGAAGATTTCCAGTTGCTAAATGATGTGTCTCCTGCCCCTTTTGTGCCAACCTACTCACAGGTTTTGGCTCAAAATAACAGGACATTAGAATATGCCATACACGTCCATGAAGATACCGATGCTACCACTGCCTATGGCGCTGATATACAACACAGGAGCAGGGCGGGCAATAGCATCTCTATAGACTTTGAACAGCCGGTAGGCACTGTTCGGTATCTTATCCCTGCAAAGCAGGCTGATGATAGTTTTGCAATGCAGAGCGATGTACATAAGCCTGTTAAAACAATAAGTATGACTACACCCGGCTTTGAAGACAGCACTTACACCCTTCACGCAGAAGACAGGGACAAGTGGCTGGTATTTATGATCTCAACTGATTTTATAATCAAAGTACCTGATGCGATTTTTGCAGCTCATACACTTATTGAAGGTGAGGTAGCCGATGTTGGACAGGCAACATTTTCCGGGGACGGAATAACACTACACTATGGAGCGTCAGAAAATCCTAAAACCGCCGAGAAGAATAGTGTATTTGGGCTGAAGTTCAGGACGGCTACAGATGTATCATTATATGGCAAACTCGAATTACGATAACTATGGGAACAATTTTAGCAAGCAGGATGCGGCAGCGAATCATGCCTTTTATCTCCACTTGGAAAACCGAAAATATTGGCGAGGGAAGCAGTAATTCGAACCAGGTAAAGATACCTCTTTATGAAGATGGTATTTATGATTTTAAAGTGGATTGGGGCGATGGGACGGCCTCGAGAATAACAGATTATGATCAGGATGAGGTGACGCATACATACGCAGTAACAGGCACCTATACTATAACTATTAAAGGTACCTTGATAGGATTCCGTTTTAATACTACCGGCGACAAGTTGAAGATACTAAATGTGCAACAGTGGGGTTGTCTGAGGATTGGTAATTTGGGGCGGGCTTTTAATGGCTGTGCCAATTTAACCCTGAACGATGTAAGTGATGTTTTGAATTTAAAGGGCGTTACTGATGTAAGTTACATGTTTTCGGGATGTAGCGCACTGACAAATGTTAATCATATCACGGACTGGGACGTTAGTAATGTAATTAACATGAGTGGAATGTTCTGGCAGGCTTTAGTATTCAACCAATCGCTCAATGGATGGGATACGGGTAAAGTAACGAATATGAGTTTCATGTTCCAGGAGGCAGCGTTATTTAACCAACCGTTGGATGAATGGAATACTGGTTCGGTAACCACGCTTTACCAAACGTTCAGGGAGTGTAAAGCATTCAACCAAAATATAAATTCGTGGGATGTAAGTAATGTTACGACGATGCGAGGGGTCTTCTATTTGGCAGGCAATTATAATATGCCATTAGATCTATGGAGTACCGGAAATGTAACTGAAATGTACAGTATGTTTAATGGTGCCTCCTCCTTTAATCAACCGCTTAACAACTGGAACGTAAGCAACGTAACAAATATGCAATCGATGTTTTACCTAACTACGTTCAATCAGCCATTAAATAGTTGGGATACGAGTAACGTGACTAATATGGCTCAAATGTTTGGGAGAGCCACGGCGTTTAACCAACCTTTAAATAACTGGGACACCAGCAATGTCACAGATATGACCAATATGTTCAGGCTGGCACCGGGGCTTACAGGTGTTTTCAATCAGGACATTTCAATGTGGGATACCGGAAAAGTTACGACCATGTTCTATATGTTTGCGTATAACCCTGTATTCAACCAGCCACTTGCAAACTGGAATCTATCAAATGTAGAAGTAGCCAGTTCGATGTTCAGGCAGACATCTGCTTTTAACAAGCCACTAAACACCTGGAATACCGAAAAAATAATCGAAATGGACTACATGTTTGCAGAAGCAAAAGCCTTTAATCAACAGTTAAGTAACTGGAATACTGCAAATGTAACTGTAATGTCTAATATGTTTCAAAACGCCACGGCTTTCAATCAGAATATCAGTAATTGGAACGTTGCTAAGGTAACCGGATTCACGAATTTTATGGCGGGTAAATCATCGGCAAACTACTCCGTTGCAAATTATAATGCCTTGCTTAACGCATGGGCCGCACAAAATGTAGCTACCGGCAAAGCTATACATTTCGGAAGTATAAAATACTCTGCAGCCGGACAGCCGGGACGTACCACACTTACATCTTCAAAAAGATGGACCATTAATGATGGTGGGTTAAGCCAATCAGTGTAAGCCTTCTTGAATATTTGTAAATATTCTTATAGTATGAAACCTATTCAATCTATAGCAGTCTTTCTATTCGCGTATTTTCTCCCTGTGCAGGGGATACTTATTGCAGTAGGTGCTGCAATAGCGCTGGATACCATAACAGGCATTTATAAATCTGTTAAAACGGGACAGCCCTTAATAAGCCGGCGCTTCGCCGATGTTATCCTGAAAATGTTTGTGTACGAGTTTGTAACGATTATGATATTTACCATAGACCACTTCCTGCTCTCGGAATTTTTCTGTCTATGGTTTTCCGTGAATTACTTTTTCACAAAAGCTTGTGCAACTGTACTTATTTTTACCGAAATTGTATCTATAAAAGAAAACATAGAACAAGCCCACGGAATAAATTTCCTGAAGCAGTTGCGCAATGCACTCAGGCGCACCAAAGATTTAAAGGATGATATATTTGACATTACAAAAAATTCCTGATGGATGCACTAACCTTATCCCGCATAAATTTATTACACCCTGCTGTAAGACAGGAAGCACTCGCTGCCTACACGTATATTAACAATAACCTCTTTGGCAAAAATATACGGCTGAGGTTCTCGCAAACGTTACGCTCTCTTAACGAGCAAAAGACTCTTTATGCTATAGGCCGTACAAAATCCGGAAAGAAGGTTACCAATGCCAAGGCAGGTCAGTCGATACACAACTACGGACTGGCATTTGACATAGTAATCCTGATAGATAAAAATGGTGACGGCACTTTCGAAACGGCTTCGTATAATATAAAAAGTGATAACGATAATGACAAAGTTTCCGACTGGATGGAAGCCGTAAATTATTTAAAAAATCTGGGATGGACATGGGGCGGCGACTGGAAATCTTTTCCGGATTACCCGCACTTCGAAAAGACTTTTGGTCATAATTGGAAATCGCTTCAGGCAAAATATAAAGCAGGAGATGTATTTACCGAGGTTATAGATGGCACCACGTACACTTGGGTTAATGTATGAAAAGCTACATATACCCAGGCATTATTACTGCACTGCTGATAATTTTGTTTTATTCTGTCGACCGATGCCAGGGACTTAGGCAAGCGGCCGAAACGAATTTAACAGCTTTATCAGATAGTATTGGTTATTATCGAAACCGGTTAGGCACACAAACGGCAAGGATAAAAATACTCGAAGTAAAGCAATCTGACTTAAAAAAGGTTATACTTTCTAAAGACGAGCAATTAGCAGCACTTTCTAAAGAATTTAGCAGGATCAGGACAATAGTGCAGTATACCCAACAGATAACTTACGATACCATTGCTGTTACATACAAGGATAGTGTGCCTTGTATATTCAACCGGTTGGGCACGGTCAACACTAAATGGTATGCCTTTAAATACGAGTCAACTAACAACGGCTTTGTTATAGACAGTTTAACGCTCGATAATAAAGTAACCGTAATGAGTGGTTTTAAACGCTCCTGGCTCTTAGGCAGGCAAACCTTAGTCACCGATGTTACCAATTCAAACCCACACATAATGGTAACCGAATTAAAATCAACCGAAATAGTGATACCGTCACCGTGGTATAAAAAATGGTATGTGTGTCTTGGCGCAGGAGTTATAGGCACATTGATAGCCCGGTGA